GCCAGGACAATAGACGCCTGGCAAAAAGGTGCCTTCAACAAAAACACCGGACACTCCGCACAAACACGCAGAGAAAAAATAGACGCAATTAACAAAGCTGACGGCATAATCAACGTCAGGGGCATAAGCCCGAACGACAAACGATCAAACGCACAAGCAACCAGCGATTACTACGACTGGTACAAAGAAGCATACGGTCGAGCACCGACCGAACAACAAATCACGCAATTCTCGAAAGACTTCGAAAAAGCCACTGGCAAAAGGGCATACCAATGAGCAAAGAATTCGCACAACTGGCAGAAAACAATCCCGAGCTAACTCGGGAAGAACTGGAAGCACTCCAAGCAAACAAGAAATACGAAGACGGGATGACAAAACAATCGTTCTTACCGCAGACAGACGTCAACGCGATCATCGAACGACATACCCGAATGGGAACACTGTCCCATCTCGAACAATGGGGAGGGCAATACGGGGATCTGACCGGGTTCAACTTCCAAGACGCGCAAAACCAGATAGCAAAAGCGAACTCAATGTTCGAGAAGCTACCGGCAGAGATACGACGAGAATTCAATCAAGACCCGGAACAATTCTTCGAATATGTGAATGATCCCGAAAACAAAGACGACCTGGCGACAAAATTGCCTGCTCTGGCAAAGCCAGGACGTCAACACAAGGCGGAACGGACTGTAGCCGATACCGCTACTGAAACAGCTCCAGAACCTAATACGGGCACGGAGCCGCAATAGTGGTGGGTAACCAGCCCACCACGAAAAAAGATTCCCCCTGGCCGCGCAGCGCCGTTAGAAACGAGCAACACACGACTAAGCGACAATACGCCCCCATCGACAAAGCACGAATAAACAACGTGCAACCAAACCGGCGCGGCCAGGGGGGGCGCTTCGCGCCAAAAGAGCCGCTACGCGGCAAATAATTAAAAAAATGGGCCTACGAACGGCCCAAGGTGGACAAAGGATAGGAATAAGCCTATCCTGTCACCTGCACAGTAGACATCAAGTGAAAGCTACTGTGCAGACGGTCCCTCCGGGACCAAAACCACCTCAATATTGACCGAGGTGGAAACTTAACGAAGGAGAAATACCATGCGAAAACGCAAAAGGTTAAGCAAGGGAAAAAGCCGCAATATGTTCGCAAAAGGCGTAATGCGGGAACACCCGAAAAACCGGACCACACTGGCCCGCGGCGGCATCAGGCTATGACATGCCATGCTACTCACCGCTGAAGGGATTCGAGGATAAGGAAAACGGAGGGATCGTATTCAAGCGCAGCAAAAACGCTGGCAAAGAAATGGAGGTGAGCTGCGGTCAATGTATAGGCTGCAGGATCGGAAAATCTAGAGAATGGGCCGCAAGAATCGTACACGAATCACAAATGCACCAGGACAACTGCTTTATCACGCTTACCTACGATCAACAAAACTTACCGACGGACGGAAGCCTAAACAAAGAACACTTCCAGAAGTTCATGAAAAGACTGAGGTACTACCATGAGGAAAAGAAAATACGATACTTTCACTGCGGGGAATACGGCGAAAGGCTGTCGCGCCCCCACTATCATGCTTGCCTGTTTGGCATTGATTTTAATGATCGCGAGCCTCATAGCGTCACTAATGACATAGTGACCTGGACGAGCGACGAACTCGAGAAAATATGGGGAAAAGGATTCGCAACCGTCGGCGAATTAAATTACCAAACAGCGGCTTACACGAGCCGCTACATCATGAAAAAAATCACAGGGGCACGAGCAGACGAGCACTACGAACGACTCGACGAGAACACTGGCGAAATCTACAAACTGCAACCCGAGTACGTGACTATGTCACTAGGAAGAAAACGGGGCGAAGGAATAGGCGGGACATTCTATGAAAAATATAAAACGGATTTTTACCCTAGTGATGAATGCCCTGTACCTGGTAAAGGAGTATTTAAAAAACCACCGGGGTACTACGACAGACTGCTCGAAACAGACGATCCTGAAACATACGCACGAGTCAAACAAGCCCGTAATCAATATCGAGATACACACAAAGACGACTTCACAACCGATCGACTATATACGCGATACAAAGTCAAAAAAGCGCAATTAGCGCAACTACCACGCCATAAAGAGGACTGAAAAAATGGACGACACTATGAAAGACCTAATCCAAAAAATGTACGCCGCACACATAAAAGAATCATCAGAACATTGCCCAACCATCGGCGATTACATAGCCGAATTCAAAGAAGACATCTACCAAACGTGGTTGGAGTTACACACATGAAAAAATCATTCGCCCTGGGAGTCCTCACCTTAGGCATGATGGGCTGCGCCGTCACCTCGCTGCAATGCGGGGTGGACGGCGACAGTTCATTCGTGAACCTAAACACGACTCCACAGGTACTCTCACAAAACACACGCCAAATGGCAGAACTCTGCAGCTTCGCTTACGACAATGAGGACACAAAATGAAACTGAACGCTTACACAATCTATGACACAGCATCCGGAACTTACATGCGGCCTTTCTTCTCACAGGCCGACGGACAAGCCGTAAGAGGATTCAAAGATATAGCAACAGACGCCGACCACGAAGTCGGCAAACACCCGGAAGACTACACGCTCTACCGAGTCGGAGCGTTCAACGACACAACCGGAAAACTCGAAGGCGAAGAACTCGAAAAACTAACAACCGGCCTCGAATGCGTAGCGGCAGGACGACAAATTAACCACGACAAAATGGAAGAACTACAACGGAGCCAGGCAGAATGAAAAAAGCACGCAGACAGCCGTCACCACACAAATTCGGCCAGGTACCACGAGCCGACATACCAAGGTCGAGCTTCGACCTATCACACGGCGTAAAAACAACCTTCGACGCCGATCTACTCATACCAATCGGAGTATGGGACACAATACCTGGCGACAGCTGGAACGTACGAAGCACCGTACTGGCACGCCTGGCAACACCACTCAGACCGTTAATGGACAACCTGTACATTGACGTATTTTACTTCTGGACGCCCTATCGAATTCTATGGAGCAACTGGGAAAAATTCATGGGTGCACAAGATTATCCAGGGGATTCAATCGACTACACTGTACCGGTCGTATCGAGGGCCGACGCAGCGGCAAGTGGAGAAGCCAGCCTATGGGATTATTTCGGCCTACCACTCGACGACGGAGCAGGCGCACACATAACACCGGACGACCTACCAACCAGCGCACTTCCATACCGCGCCTACTGGCGCATCCAAAACGACTGGTTCAGAGACGAGAACCTGCAGCGCAGTTACCCAGAATACACAGGAGACGGCGCGAGTGTACTCGTCTCAAACTCTGCCGCAAACGCAGCCGCAATTTCCAGCACAAACACCGGTTACGACCCTGCAAAACGCTGCAAAAAACACGACTACTTCACAAGCGCATTACCGTGGCCGCAAAAAGGCGATGCTGTCAGCTTGCCGTTAGGAACATCCGCTGACATCTACACCGCGGCCGACGACCTGGACAACCCGACTGTCTACAATTCGGGCGACGATGGCGCACGATGGTTCGGATGTCCTACCACCCTCGTAAATATAAGCGACGCAGCCGGTACGCCCGACGATCAATACAAACTATACGCTGACCTAAGCACGGCAACAGCGGCGACAATTAACGAGCTACGCCTGGCATTCCAAACACAACGCCTGCTCGAAAGAGACGCAAGGAGCGGAACACGCTATGTCGAAACACTCAAAGCACACTGGGGAGTCACGTTCCCGGACTACACGGCACAACGACCGGTCTACCTGGGTGGAGGATCAATCCCCATGGGGATTACACCAGTACCTCAGACTACGCCTAACCCAACAACACCAACCGACAAAGACAAACAAGGAGGACTAGCAGCCTTCGGCCAAACCAGCGGACAAGCCAGCTTCACCAAAAGCTTTGTCGAACACGGCGTCATTATCGCACTGGCTAACCTGAGAGGGGACATAACCTACTGCCAGGGACAGGACCGGTACTGGGCCAAATCAACACGATACGACTTCTATTATCCCGTCTTAAGCGGAATCGGCGAACAAGCAATCCTCATGAAAGAAATCTGGGCACAGGGAGACGGAGCAACAACCGATGACACAGCCTGGGGCTACACCGGCCGCTACAACGAATATCGCTTCCAAAACAGCAAACTCACGGGACTCATGAGAACAGACATACCGACAAACCTCTCAAGCTGGAATCTCAGCGAGGACTTCACAACACAACCAAGCCTGGGAGATACATTCATCCAGGCAAACACCACAACGCCACTCGACAGAGCAATCGCAGTACCAAGCGAACCACACGTCATCGCCGACATCTGGCATGACATCAAAGCAGCACGACCGTTACCGCTCTACGGTACGCCGGGCGGCATGGACCACTTCTAATGCCGATGCCACTCTGGTTACCATCAGCAATCGGCGCCGGCGCCGACATTATCGGCGGCCTATTAGGCAAAAGCGGACAAAACTCTGCAAACGCAGCTAACCTGAAAATTGCGCAAGACAACCGCGATTTCCAAGAACGCATGAGCAACACCGCTTATCAACGAAGCGCAAAAGACCTCGAAAAAGCAGGGCTAAACCGAATACTCGCCCTGGGCGGGCCGGCATCAACGCCGGCCGGCAACATCGCAACCATGCAAAATAAAAACGCTCCGCTCCAAGAGGGAATATCAAAAGGCGTCAGCACAGCACTGCAAGCCCGACTACTCAAAGCACAAATCGAAAAAATCGAGGCAGACACAGGACTCACTAAAGCACAAAGGAAAGCAATAGACCCTGCCGCAACACTCGGAGAAAGCGTCGGCAGCGGTATAAAAACACTCTCAGAAGCGGGAGCCAGGACAATAGACGCCTGGCAAAAAGGTGCCTTCAACAAAAACACCGGACACTCCGCACAAACACGCAGAGAAAA